AATGCAGGAAAAGTATAAGGCGAACCAGAACACAATATACTTCACCGGATCTGACTCAATAGACGACACAAAAGGTATCATCGACGAGAACAAGCCGATAAAGATCGTCCTGGTCGACGAGCTGACTGAGTTCTTCGACAAAGGCGAAGGCGAAGACGAGCTGCAGAACATCGAAGCAACATTCGTCAGAGGAAACGCCTCCGGATTTAAGATGATCTATCTCTACAACCCACCAAAGAACCCGAAACATCCGGTAACGGTGTGGAAGGACAAAATGATCAAAAGAGACGACGTCTTGTGGATCCATGCGGACTACAGAGACGTACCAGTCGAATGGTTGGGCGAAGAACTGATCAAATCTGCAGAGCAGCTGAAGCAGGTCGACGAAAAGATGTACAGATGGCTCTGGCTTGGCGAAGCAATCGGCATTGACGACGTGATCTACTACATGTTTGACGAGCAGAAGCACGTTAAGCAGCTGACAGATTACGAAAGCATCGACTATATCGGAATCGGAATCGACTATGGCCAGAAAAACGCCACAACATTCCAGGCATACGGCCTCTCAGTCATCGACAAGAAGGTCTATGGCATCGATGAGTACTATTATTCTGGCAGAGACGAAGGAAAACAGAAATCACCGAGCGAATATGCCAAAGATTTCAAGGAATTTCGCCTGAAAGTGGAAAAAGAGACCGGAAAGAAGGCCTTATTCGTCTATATCGACCCGTCTGCAGAAGGATTGGCCGAAGAAATCAGAAGAGTGGACCCGGGAGTACCGATCCACAACGCAAATAACGATGTAGCACTCGGAATCTCAAGGGTCTCAAAGCTCTTAAGCTACGGGGTGCTTTTATTTTCACCAAAGCAGAAGCACCAGATCGAAGAAATGTACCTATACCAGTACAACGAAGATCTGATCGAAAAAGGCAGAGAAGAGCCGATCAAACAGAATGACCATTGCTGTGATGCCACAAGGTATCTGATTATGGGCTTCTGGAAGACGCTCAAGGTATTGCTGCCGTACTTAAAGCTGACAGAAAGGGGAGACGATGAATAAAGAGAATGAATATATCGACCACGTGAAAGATCGATTAAGGGTCCTGGGATATAAGCCCCTGGATCCGGATTTTTATAACTACGTTTACAAATGGCTCGAATGGTACAAGGGGTACGTTGAAGAGTTCCACAAAACGACTGTCTATAACGGCCTCAAGTTCGTGGACATAAACATATCCGGACTGTGCCTGGCCAAGACCTTCGCTGAAAGATGGGCGTCGCTGTTATACAACGACAAGACCCAGATCAGCATGAAAGAGGACGACAAGGAATCAAACGATATCCTTCATAAGGTCCTGGAAGAATCACACTTCGAAGAAAGATTCGCAAACACGCTTGAACTAGCCTACGCTTTAGGAACCAGTGCGACTGTGGAATACAAGCAGCTTGATGGAAGCCCAGGAATCAACCACATATATGCACCGATGATCTTCCCGTTAAGATACGAGAACAACGAAATAGTCGACTGTGCATTCGCAAGCGTAAACGATGACTCGTATTACCTCAACATCCACATGAAACAGCCGGATGGATCATATAAGATCACAAACGACTTCTTCAAAATCGGAAAAAGAAACAAACAGGAAGAAGAAACCAGAGAAGACGTAGTAAGAGAATACGTCTCACCGGTTAAGATGTTCCAGATCTACAAGCCGAACATCGTAAATAAGATCAACCTATTCTCACCATTCGGAATGAGCATCTATGCAAACTGCATTGATCAGCTCAAAGCAGCAGATTACGCATACGACTCCTTCGTGAATGAGTTCAGACTGGGCAAAAAGAAGATCTTCCTGCCGATCGGAACGCTGTCATACAAAATAGTGTCCGATGACAGAGGAAAGACGACGTCTGTGCCGTTATTCGACGAAAACCAGACAGAATACTATGCTCTGCCGGGTGACGAGAATAACAAAGACGTAAAAATCGATGAATATAACCCGCAGATCAGAATAAGTGAACACCTGGAAGGCATTCAGCTTGCGGTAAACCTGGCAGGCATGAACGCCGGCTTCGGTGAGAACTACTTTACCTTCAAGGATGGAAAGGTATACACCAACACCACCCAGGTAATATCAAGCAACAGCGAATTATACAAAAACATTGTCAAAAACGAGAAGATGCTGCGCAGCTCACTCATAGAATTGGCAAAAGCGATCTATTACGTAGCAACCGGAAAGATCTACGAAAGCGACGTATCGGTAAACTTCGATGATTCCGTCATAGAAGACAGCGAAGCGAAGAAGAACCAGGCGATCCTGGAACTCAACAATGAGTTGATCGATCCTATCCAGTACTACATAGACGTTTATGGTATGAGTGAGAAGCAGGCCCTGCAGTTCCGTAAGAAAGTACTTGAAAGACTGGCCAAAGAAACAAAAAACAGTCCTAAAGATGATAAAGAAAACGAAGAGGACCAGGATGAAGACGATAATCCAATTATTGACGAGGATGAGGAGAAACAGGATGACGAAGAAGAATAAATATCCGGAATCCATAGAAGTATTCGGAACAAAGTACACCTTATCAGTCGTAGATCAGCCTGACGAGCACATGTACGAAGGCGGATATAGCGGATACGTGGATATGAATGAAAAAAAGATCATTATCATGAACCGTGACGATTCGAAAAGGATCCTGATCCATGAATTGATCCATGCGCACCTTTATGAGTGCGGCCTAAGAGCAACATCGAACGACGAACAGCTTGTTGAGACCTTAACTGAAATCTACGAGAGAATAAGCCATGATGTCGGATAAAGAACTGGAATATCTGATCCAGGAAGTAACAGACATCTATTCCGAGATGGAATTAGAGCTGATCGTGAGCGTATGCAAACGACTAGCAACATATAAGACCATCGATGGAACACTGAATTGGTATCTGAAGAAATTAAGCGAATTAAAGGTTCTCAACAAAGACCTCCTAAAAATAATCTCGAAGTATTCCGGAATAGCGGAAGACTCGATAAAAAAGCGGTTCAAAGAAGCGATCCTGGGAAATGTCGACCGAGAATACCTCAATGAAGCATTCGAAGAAGGTGTCTCAAAGATCAGCTTCGAACAGCTGCAGGAATCACCCGCAATTAACAGAACGCTCCAGAGCCAAATATATGACTTGTCAGAGACATTGTCGATGATAAACACTAAAGCCCTGGAAAGCGCAAGAGACGGCTACATCAGGACGCTTAACCGCTCGTACATCGAAGTAGCGAGCGGAACGTATGGTCTGGGCGAAGCAATGGAAAAGAATGTCAAGGCAATGGCAGAAAAAGGCTTCAGCGCAGCAACATACGAAAGCGGAGTAAAGGTGTCGATCGAAGCGGTGGTCAGAAGAGACGTGATCAGCGCAGTAGGATCCCTGGTCAACGAAGGAATGATCGAAAGCGCAAAGGAAGCAGGCACGAACTACGTGGAAGTGTCACAGCACCTGGGCGCCAGGGTAAGTAAAAGATCAAAATGGGCAAACCATGCCGGATGGCAGGGTAAGGTCTATCAGATCGAAGGTTCCTCCAGTAAATATAAAAACCTCTATGAAGAAACAGGCTACGGAAACATTGAAGGACTCGGTGGAGTCAACTGTCGCCATAGGCTGTTTTTATTCTTCCCAGGCATTACAAAACCGAAAGAGCCGGTTGATAAAAAGCGGAACAAGAAAGTGTATGAAGCTTCGCAGCAGCTGAGAGCTCTTGAGCGTGCCTGGAGGAAATGGAAGAGAGAAAGAGAGGCCAAAAAAACGATCGGAGCAGATCACAAAAAGGAAGACAAAAAGTGCAAAGAATATTCAGACAAGATCGATGAGATCCTGGATAAATTCCCGGAACTGAGATCTGCAGGATCAAGAAAGATGATAAAGGAGGAATTGAAATGAAAACCAGGGATAAAGAAATAAAGTTTTATAGAACCAAAAGTGGGAAACTGGCGTATTACTTTGCGAGCAGCAACAAAGGACTTAAAAACAAAACAGTGGTCAACAAAGTAATCAAAAGGGAAGCAAACAACTCAAACAAATTCCCTTCAACCGAAAACGAAACAGCCAGATTCGTTATAAAACAAAAAGAACGTCACGGGAAATACAGCATGGATAAGGATGTGCCTGGAGACAAAAATAAAAAGAAAGAAATAAAAAACAGTATGAAGCTCTACAAAAAGATGGGAGGAAACCTTCACATCAGAAGCACAGTGCAATCTGAAGAAGATAAAGAACTAGGAGTAAGAAATCCCGACTTCCGTTGGAAAAACAAGTTATGGGATGAAAAAGATAACGATAAGTCTACAAGGAATGCTGTAAAAAGCTCTGTCAGGGATGGGCTAGATCAAATCGAACAGAATCCAGGCGGAGTTATCTTAGTGCCTCACAAAGACATGCCTACTCACAAAGCAATAGAATACGCAGGCCAAAGATTGGCTGAAAGTGGAAGAAAAGGAGATAGGGTCTTGGTGATGGTTGATGGAAAGATAAAAGCGGTAATAAGAAAGAAGAAAAGAAAAGGTGCCTAACTCGCCATCAACGGCAGAAATGCACCTTTTTCACCTACATAATACCATAACCAAGGTAGAATGCAACACCAATAGACTTATCGAAACGATTCGCACATTATTGTGCTGAAGAAAGGAAGAAACATGCCAAAGAAAGATTACGGAAATATAGTGTTCTACAGAACCAAGGACGGCAAGCTCAGATGGTTCGATCCGGACAAAGCAAAGACGCCAGAAGGCAAAGCCAAGATCAAAGCGATCAGATCCGGAAAGAGCAAAAACGCTAAGATCGGAACAAACAAGGACAAGGTCCAGACAAAGCTTGAGCAGATAGCAAAAGAAGAAGTAAAAAGAACCAAAGAATATGAAATCACAGCAAAGAACTACAGAGACGCTGTTGAAAACAAAAAAGACGTTGGTAAAGCAGCCAAAGCGGTCCATAAAGCATCGAACGCTTGGAGAAACATTGTGAACGAAGAGAACAGAACGTCTTTAGAAAAACTTGGTGATCCGAAAGAAAGAACAACCAGGGATGAGAAAAACATCGAGCGTGCAAGGAAGAAAGCTGCAGAGAGAGCTCATCAGAAAGAGATCGGCGAAGCAGCAACCAATCCAAACTTCGATGCGAAGAAGTTCGCTAAGTACTTCAAGAAAGAAAACGGAAAGGTAGTCCTGGACGAAAGCAAATCGAAAGAATACTTCGATAAATATCACGGCCAGAACCTGAACATCAAATCTGCAGAGGCTCAGAAGGAGGCTAAAGAAAAGGCAAAGAAAGCCGAAAAGCCTACTTCAAAATCTAAGCTGAATTATTATACCGACAAAGGCAAGAACGACGACGAGTTTAGAAAGAATGCTCTTCATGAAATGAAACGTTATGAGAATAACTGGAGTGGAATGACGGCCAGAGAAAAGAAAAACATATCTCCTGGTGGCATAAAAGAACTCAGAGCCAGGATAAAGGAACTTGAAGCTGCAGAAAAGGTCAAATCCGCCAAACCGAAGGTCAAGATCACTGAAATGACTGAGGAAAGAAAGAAAAAAGCCAAGAAAGCATACGATAAAAAGTATCACTACTGGGCTATCAACCCGATAGGCAACAGACCTGCGCTCGATAAGTCGGGAAGTGACAAATGGAATGACGACGACAGATGGGAAAGAAACGTCAACAGAGCAAGAAAGAAGGCTCAGAAGAGAAAAGTCTGGAAAGACTAAGCGATTTTAAAGCCTTCTAAGAGACGAAACAAACTAACCGAGCAATAACTCGGTTTTAATTTTGTTCAAGCCCGTTCAAAGGAAAACCGGGCAATCCAAAAGGTTTAAACGGTATGGCACCGTTAAATATCGCACTACCAGGAAGAGTACTGGATAGGGCAAAGAAAGAGGAGGAAAACATGCCAGAAGAAGTAAAAGAAAAACTTGAAAACGAAGCCGAAGAAACAGAAGAAACGAAATTGGAAGAGGAACAGGATTCAGAAGAAGAAGTTGATGAAAACGAAGACGACTCTGAAGACTGGCCTGAAGATTTTGGAGAAGAAGTGACATTCGACGACATTATCAACAGCGAGACTTACAAAAGTGAGTACCAGAAGGCTATTGATAGAGAAGTGAGCAGAGCGATCAACTCTTACAAGAAGAACCATGACGGAAACGTATCCGCAGCAATTGCAGAAGAAGTTGCAAAACAGGTTAATCACGTAAAGTTCGAAGCAAAGCTCAATGAACAACTGAAGGACGCCGGGGTAATAGATCTACTTGCATTCAAGGCCCACATGGATCTGGAAGCTCTCGAAGAAGAGTACAACCCTGAAACGAATTCAATTGAAGGTCTGGATGCCTTGATCGCTGAGAAGAAGGAATCTGTAAAGTATCTCTTTAAGCAGGATAATCAGGCAACCGGAGCAGCACAGACAGCATTCGGTGGAAACGAAAAGAAAGTCGAAACTTTGAGTGATGCTCTGCGCCAGAAGTACAAAGTCAAATAAAGAAAAGGAGAATTAAAATATGGCACTTACATTAGCCGAAGCAAAAGTCGGTATGGCCGACAAAGTTGACCAGATGGTCATTGATGAATTCAGACGTTCATCACAGTTACTTGATCTGCTCGTCTTCGATGATGCAGTATCACCAGGCACAGGTGGCTCTACTCTCGTATATGGCTACCAGAAATTAAAAACACCTTCAACCGCAGGCTTCAGAGGAATCAATGAGGAATACTCAAACAACGAAGCAAAGCGTGAGAAGGCTACAGCTGAGCTGAAGATCTTCGGCGGCAACTACAAGCTTGATAGAGTAATCATCAAGACCGCAGGCGCTGTCGATGAACTGAACCTCCAGATGGTCCAGAAGATCAAAGCCGCTTCCAACTTATTCCACTACACTGCAATCAACGGTGATGCAGACGCAAACGAAGAAGAATTCGACGGTCTCGATAAGCTGTTGAAAGGATCTTCAACTGTCTTCGTTTCTGCCGTTGATATTTCAACAGCAGCGAAGCTCGATTCCAACTACAATGCATTCCTGGATGAAGTCACAGAATGGCTTGCATCATTAGAAGAGAAACCAACATCACTTCTGATGAACTCAAAAATGCTTGCTAAGATGAAGAACGTCGCAAGACGTGCAGGTTACTACTCAAGAACCGAAGACGCATTCGGCAGATCTGTAGACAACTGGGATAATATCCCGATGCTTGATCTGGCGAAATACTTCGACGGAACTAACAACGTCGAGTGTGTCCCTATCAACGGTGAAGGCGAAACAGCAATCTATGCTATCTGCGTAGGTCTTGAAGGCTTCCACGCTGTATCTCCTAACGGAGAAACAGGTATCTCTCACAACGAACCTGATATGAACAGACCAGGCGTCATGAAGGAAGGTGACGTTGAAGCTGTCATGGCAGTCGTATTAAAGAACACCTTACGTGCAGGCGCACTCAAAGGTATCAAAGTCCTTGACAAGCCAGATATCGCAGTAGACGTTGATATCTCTGAAGCAACTGATCTGTTAGGTAAAGTCGTAACAGATCTGCAGGAAAACATCGTGATCGACGAGGCTTGCAAAGAGATCTCCGGCGATCTGAAGTTCATCTCTGATTACAGCTCAGCAGGATACATCGGTGATGAGAAGAGCGGTAACTTCCTCGTTACTCACTGGGCAAGCGACAACGGTGCTGTCATCAAGGCAGAACTCGTAGGTGGCGTACACGGTGAAAGCACTCTTGATCCAGACGGTCTCCTGATCAGCAGAATCACAGACGTCAAGAACCAGAAGATCAAGATCACTTCTACTGTCGGCAACAAGACTTCCGTAGCAGTTTACTCTTTGAAGGGCTTAAATCTTAGGAGTTCCTAATCATGCCTGTAATCATAGGTAACACTGTCAAGAAGACAGAAGAAAAAGCCGAAGTAAAAGAAACCAAGGCAAAGAAAGCGAAGAATGAGAAAAAAGAGCCGGTAGATGATCAGCGTTGATTTCACCTATTACAAAGACGAATACGGTGGCACGTTGATAACCGACCAGGATAAGTTCGATGAGTATGTGAAGAAATCCCAGAACTTCCTGGTAGAAATATCCCTGGGCAATTATCTTAACCTCGTCCTGGAGGATGACAGCAACGTAAAAGATTGTCTGTGCGTACTCGCTGAATACGAACAAACAGATGCTGACAGGATCCAGAAGAATTCAGTTTCTTCCGAGTCTGTAGGCGGACACAGTCGTTCATACAACAGCAGTGCAACGTCCAAAACGCCGGATGAGATAAAGAGTGAGAAGAAGGCGATCGCTTATGCGTATATCGCCTCGACCGGGATATTCTATCGAGGCATCTGATGTTTCCACACACGATAACAATATTCACCTACGATGAAACCACGGAGACCTACTCCAGGGAAGTAATCGTAGGTGTTTACTGGGAATCGACTCAGAACCTGAACAACTCTGGTAAGGGAAAAGAACAATCGGACACGACATCGATCGTAATACCAGGAACTAGCAACAGCATCGTCAAAGGCTCCTACATCGTCAAAGGAGAAGTCGCACAGATAACTTCAATGGCAGATCTGGAACAATATGACGAGAAGATCCAGGTTAATTCCGTAGCGTATCACGATGCCGGATGGGATATTGATAATACGGTGATACATGGAAGTTAAATTCACGCTAGACTTCGACATAGATCAGTTTACAAAAGACCTGAACATCGACGACATGAAGCCTATACAGACCTTCCTGGCGAACGAAGTCATGCGTCTTGCGGATGATTACGTGCCGATGGATAGCGGGTTATTGAAAAACACCGCATTTGTCACACCTCTGGGCGATGCGGTCGTCTACCCGCA